AAGCGGGGTCATTAACAATGTTTATGAAAACCTCCGATCAAACAGATCGGGTCAGAGCACTTACGCATACGTACGCTTACGCTGCAGCTGCACCAATTCGTTACGGGACAGCGACCCGGAAGATTTTAAACACATGTGAAAGGACAGTTGAGTTCTCCAAATTTAAAGATCCTTCTGAATACAGAATTCAGACTCCCTTAAAAATAGAAGATGTTAAGCATCATCAGGAAAACAACGCACGAGTGGACCTGAGTATGTTCAGAACCAAGACAAATACAGCATTTGCGGGGATGGAGCCCGCAATAAAACGTCAAATACAACGCTGGTCTGATGACCAGAGAAGAACTCCTGTCTCCACTCTATGCCGCGGACGGCAAACATACGACCCAATTTTAAGACGGAACATTCCTGCACCGCAAGCTTTTGAAGCCTTTCAAAGATTGTTGAAATTGAACCTTGGAGAGGTCATACCAGATACATTCTGGCATTATATTGAAGCTGTTTCAAGGCTCATGACCTTGAAGAAGATAACTGTTCCTCCCCATTATTCGAATGTGGAAGGTAGATCTGGTTATCAGCACGAGTATTTCGAAGCTGATGAGGACTTGGACGAGTTCGGGGGGTTATACCCTGAGGTGAAGCGGAAAAAACTAATGGAGAGTCCTACTCCCCGAGAAGTGACATTCACCCCATCCGAGTTCTTCGATGTCTATACACAACTCTCCGCCTTCATCAAGCAGAGCGAACGTGGACAATTGGATTCCAGGTCTATAGCCTCACCAAGTATTTTGTTTCGGATATTCATCAATCCATTGGAGGAGCTAAATGGTAAGATTCTAGATTTGCTAGAAGGCAGTGCAATTAGGTCTGGTAACATTGAAAAGATGTCCATGATGATTAGAATGTCTCACCGGAAAGCTGGTGCTTTCGGGTACGTGGGGGATAATAGTAAATGGAATGAAACCATTTCTGTACCAGCTATTTGCACCATTCTGGATGAATGTTTTGACATGGCTGGGTTAAGAACAGAGCAGACGACTCTGTATTTGGACTGGTGTACTAACATATTTGCGAACAAAAGTGTCGCCATATCTGCGGGCATCTCACTGAAAAATTCAATGGGGGCATATGAAACCAAACCACTCAACGACATCTGGGAGATTTTACAAACTACCGACATGGCAGACCAGCTTGAGACTCTAACACCCTACTTCTCAAATGATAGAAAGACACTCAAATTGCCCAGTGGTATGCTTATGGGAATGTTGAATAAAGGATCCACCTTGCAAGGGTTGGTAGGAACGCACCGTTCTAGCAACTTTGCAAAATTGCAAAGTAGTGATGATTACGTGGCACTTCTGGATACCCAGTCGGTTCATAGGGACATACAAGTGCAGAAAGCTGCAG